GAGGAGCATCTCGACTACATCATAAACTTACCTAGTAACCAACAGCTTATTGAGGAGGAGGATAAAGCACTAGATATAGCACTATCTTGGGATGATGATGAACCACTCTCAGCATCTCAACTATTGCATGAGGTGTTCAGTGACATAGGCCAAGCATACAAGGATTTCAAACCTAAAAACTAGACCAACAAAGGAACAACAGATGGAAGGAATCAAAAAAAGTAATACAAGTAAAATGGAATGTGAATCATGGTCACTCCAAGCAGAAGAAACCTGTCCAGGTAGTATAGATCCTCGCACTAAAAAGCTAGTTCCATCTTGTGATGGATGTTACGCAGCAGAAGGTATGTACAACATGCCTAATGTTAAAGCGGTAAGAAAGCACAATAAGCAAGATTGGAAGCGTGATGCATGGGTAGATGAGATGGTACAGGGACTAGATAACTCTCGATACTTCAGATGGTTTGATAGTGGTGATGTTTATTCTGTCCCACTTGCAAACAAGATCTATCAAGTCATGCAGCGCACACCTTGGTGTAATCATTGGCTACCTACTAAATCTTATAAGTTCCCAAAGTTTACCTTTATTTTCAAGAAGATGAATGCATTACCTAATGTAGTTGCTAGGTTTTCTAGCGACAGTATTACTGGTGGAATCATCAAAGGTAAGAACACCAGTACCATTGTGCAGAAAGCAGAAGATGCCACTTCTAAAATGACAGTATGCGAAGCAGAGACTAGAGGTGGTAAGTGTGGCCCCTGTCGAGCATGTTGGGATAAGAATGTGTCAGTCATTGCCTATATTGGGCATGGTAGAAGCATCAAGAAGCAGTACAAACTATTAACATTAACTAACGTAGCTTAAAGGAGTGTCGTATGGCAGATATAAATAATGAGCTGTGTATAACAGTAGAGATGAAAAATTCTTATGGAAATACTCTTTATTATCCTGTCTGTAATAAAGCAAGTAGCTTTGCTTCTTTAACAGGTACTAAAACATTAACTGCAGACATGCTAAAGACAATCAGTAGTTTGGGGTATGTAGTGAAGGCTACAGTAGAGATCAATAATCAAACAAAAGCATTCAATATTAACTTTTTATAATGGAGTAATGAAATGACAACAATAATAGATGGAGAGTTTCCTTTTGATGAAATCAGAAAAGAATCTGGAGATTTCTTTAGTAATATCAAGGAGATGGAAGACTTAGGATTCACTAAAAATCAGATGTGGTCAGTTGTATGTACTGATTTCGATGATGGCTGTACCTACAGTTATGGGCCAAGAGATCACTGGATAAACCTACTAGGATATGTAGCCACTAAGGAAGAGCATGATGGTGCTACTTATTACGAGGAGTTCATTGAGTTAGACGATGAAGACATAGACCCACCTGATTGGTCTGAAGGGGCTGTCGATCCTGACAGTAAATATTCTGATTTTAGGGAGTAACTAACATGAATAAAAAATTCCAACAAGTAACAATCATAATTGCATCTGACGATATTGGAGGTAGCCCTACAATCTGTCCTCTCGACATGCTGTCAGACTTAATAATAGATTCAACTGATGTAGATCTTATATCAATAACAGATATAAAGGATATGCGTCTAGTTATAGAGGAGGAGGAAGCATGAATAAATATAGAGTTCCTGCAACGATGTATACCTTTCTTTCTACTGACGTATTAGCAGAGTCAGCAGATGAAGCATTTGCAATAGCTAGAAAAAAAGATGGTGGCTACTTTATTGAAGAAGGGTTTGGTGATTGGGAAGTAGGTGAACCAAACTTAATAGAAGAAGATATTGAGGAGGAGGAAGCATGATAAATATATTCAGATACGAGAATAATATAGCGTGGAATCCTAAAGAATATTTATTGGACGATGACAATCAAGTGTTAAATTTTCCCACGCTAAAAGAAGTTTTTAGGTTTTTATCTGAAGGTGGTGTAGAAGCCACAGATCAGGAAGGCTTAGAAGACTATGGAATTTTCTTAGAAGGAGAAGAGGAGAATGGATAGACCACGTAAGATCGTCTGTGTGCTGAAAACATCTGAGGGTATACCATTCCTTGTGCCATTGACAATTAGTGTTCAGGGTAATCTGGTGGAGTCTCAGACGCATTACACTGCATATCGTCAAGATGTAGAGGACTCCCTTAATATCTATGGTATGAAAAACAATACAATGTTTCATAGCATAGACCCAATCATTATTCTACTAGCTGAAGGTAGCTTGGAACAAATTAGCTATCACACAGTATACCTGATCGAGTATCCTTAACTTCGTTAGCCTTGTGAAACCAAGGTGAGTAGGGACATCTTAAAACATAATGAATATAAGTAAGGCTAACTAGGGCATTAGTCCCTGTTTCATAGCTTATAATTATGTTAATCCCTACATTATGTCTCCATAATCTACAGAATTCTTTCACTTTTAGTAGTAAAGGTGAAGATAATATGGAAGCTTAGTTACATGTTGTACTTTAGGATAGATCAACGTGTACAATAGTTAACATATTTTAAATGGCAGTAATTTTATTTTTACTGTTTTAATTAAACAAAAGAAAACAAAGGAAAAACAAATGAATAATAATGTACATGTTCTTACCTCACCTAGAATAAATGCTAGGAACCACATAGAGAGTTTAGGTAGTCTACCTGATACTGTTCCTGAGTATGGTGAATCACCTGTTTTGTATGAAACTTCTTCTTATTTGAGTGCTACAGTTCCCGAACTAGAATGTTCAGATACCAAAAGAGTTATCTACAACAAACAAAATGATAAATTAATTAATGTTGTAGGTAGTAAATATAGACTAGAGTATCAACCAAAAGAATGTATTAACATTGTTGAAGAGATGTTAGTTAATTCTGGTCTTGATCTCACTGGGCTTACCAGACGTTATTCTGAATCACATGATGGTGGACGTTACTTAACTTCTTATGATCTTCCTGCTCATGCTTTTGACATGGGTAATGGTGAAGAGAATATCCCTCAGATCCTACACAGGAATAGTTATGATGGTTCCTGGCCTTTTACTATTGAGGCAGGGGTAATCAGAATGGCTTGTACTAATGGTCAGGTATTACTAGATCGTTTGGCTACCTACACAGCCAAGCATACTATGAGTTTGAATCCTGTACATGGTGCAACCAAGATAGCTAAGTGCATTTCTACTCTAGATAGAGAGAAAGAAAGATGGGCAGCTTGGAGGAAGCACTGTATTAGTGATATGGAAGCGTTCAAGATATTTGCCAAGGCTGCTAAGTTCAAAGTAGATCCTACCATGAGCTTAGAAGAGATCTTTAGCTCTAAGACTTGGATAAATGGTAGAACTAAGGATATTAAATTCTTATGGACTCAATACGTCAATAAAGAAGTACCTGCACTAGGGGCAAATGAGTGGGCTGTTTACAATGCCATGACTCATTGGAGTACCCATGCTGAAGGTAACACTAAGAGCAGCATCAAGAACATTGCTTCTACTCGCATCGATAGACGAGACAGTATAAGGAAGGCGTGTACGCTCCTGAAAGCTGCTTAATCTGAGGTAATAATCATGTCTTATATAAAAGAGCGTCAGCTCATTGAAGATACCTTTGTCCTTGCATTTTCTACAGGACTCCAGACTGAAGTACCAGATGATGAGGTTATGGAGTCTTTTGTAGAGTTTGTAGTAGCTAGACAAAAGTATGATCAAAGTGTGGACTCAAAGTTTAAATTCAATGAAAGGTTTATCTACTCATGCTTTCCTTTATTCATCAATCGATTACAGAAGGAGGCCAAGAGTGGTAAAGCTTACTAAGAAAGAGTGGGAGAGCTTCACTGCTGTGTATGGTGAAGAAATGTACAGAGATCGCTTGCGATGTAGCGTCATTCCTAGTGAGGATAATGCTGCTTATGTCGAGGTTATCTTTGGACAGGGTATAGATCATACAGGCTATGATTTGATAGAAGAATTTCAACAACTAACAACTCAACAAGGAGAACTAGATGTATAACTTAACAAATGTAATTGAAGGTGAAAGTTGGTACGCCAAGGTGTATGACGCTGTACCTGACTACAATGAATCTCAAGCCCCAGGCACAGGACGCTACCAGTGGGAAATCAATGTAGCTGTGGAGCAAGAGGTGTACGATGCCTTCAAGGAAGCAGGGTTTAACGCAGGTATGCGTCTGAATACAGGGGGCCAAGTTAAAAATGATTACTCGCAAGGTAAACCTGTAATTACTTTTATGCGTTATGCACTGTTGAAAGATGGTAGCAATAACTCAGCTCCTATTGTTGTTGATAGTGAGCAACAGCCATTTACTGACCGCATTGAAAATCGCAGTAAAATAAAATTGCAATGGTCTGAAGCACACTATGGCAAAACAACAAAATACAAACGACCTATTCTAGAGGTAGTTAAAATTGTTGAAATGGCAAAGAGTGCTGACAGCAATGAGATTACTATTGATGAAGCTTTATTCTAAAGGATTAGGAGAGAACCTGTGAACACATATGAACTAGACAATCAACAATATGATGTAGCCAAGCTTCCCTCTGAAGCTCAGTCATTATTTCACCTGTTAGTATCTACTAAGGCTGAAGCAGACATCCACAAAAAACAACTAACCATACTCACTGAGGCTTACAATGGCTTTGCTGTAAAGCTTAATGAGTATGTTAGTGAGGAGGCTCTTATACCACCAGATCAACAATGACAAACTAAGGACAAACAAATATGAGTGAAAATAATTATAAACTAACACATCAACCCTGTATTGATCCTGATTGTGGCAGCAGTGATGCATTAAGCGTGTTCAAAAATGGCAGTGCTAAGTGCTTTTCCTGTGAAAAAATATGGAATCCTGCTCAGTATCAGAGAGCCACTAAAGATCAAGACTATGTACCCATTGGTAAGAGTAGTCCTTCTTCTAATCCTGTTAGTGTTAAAGCTACAGGAGGAGAGATTAGAGCCATTGAATCCAGATGCATAACTCTAGCTACTGTTAAGAAATACAACGTCAGAGTAGTTGTAGATGAGGATGGTAATGATATCAAACATCACTACCCTTACTACAGTGGTGATACTGAAGTTATAAAAATCAGAGATGTTATAGCAAAAAGGAATAACGAATCTGGTGCTTTTCGTTGGACTGATGGTGCAAGCAAAGTAGATTTCTTTGGTAGACAGCTCTTTGAAAGCAAGCAAAAGTTTGTAACCTTGTTTGAGGGTGAGATTGATACCCTGTCTGGTTATCAGATGCTCAACAATGGAGGTACTAACTTTGCTGCATTAGGAGTGAAGTCCTCTTCAGAGGCTGAACGTGCTGTAAGAAATAACCTAGAGTACCTATATACTTTTGACAATGTAGTGTTGTGTTTTGACATGGATGCACAGGGCAGAAAAGCCACAGAGAAAGTTGCTCGACTGCTTAGAACAGGCAAGACCAAGATCGTTAGTCTGCCTGGGGAGTACAATGATGTTAATGAAATGCTCATGGCAGGGAAACAAAAGGATTTTATGGAAGCTTGGTTTGGGGCAAAAACCTATACACCAAGTGGACTAGTCTCTGTCAGTGATCAAAAGGAACGCTACCTAGATAGACCTAAGAAGCTCTCCATACCTTTCCCTTGGCAGGGTATGAATAGAAAATTAGAAGGACTTAGACAGGGTGAGATTACTGTAATCACTGCAGGTACAGGGCTAGGTAAGAGTGCAGTATGTCGAGAGCTACAACATTGGTTACTGCAAACTACTGACGATAACATTGGTGTTGTGATGCTTGAAGAAAGTTACGAGCGCACTATCGATGGTTTGATGTCTATTGAGGCCAATGAAAAGCTATCTCAGGATAGTGTACGAGAGATCTACAGTAAAGAGCGACTATCTGAATGGCATGATGCTTTGTTTGAAGGAGATAATAAAAACAGAGTATGGGTGTATGAGCACTTTGGTGAGAATAATCTCAATGCTATTGCAGATAGAGTTAAGTTCATGGCTGCAGGATCAGCATGTAAATGGATATTTATTGATCACATTCACATGATCAGTGCAGCAGGTGGTGAGAATGAAACAGCAGAGATCAACAAGATCATGCATAAGTTTCGTGACCTATGTGAAGAGCTTGACATTGCCATCATCACTGTCTCTCATCTTAGAAGACTCGATGGTAACAAGGGCCATGAGAATGGAGCTGATGTTGCTTTGAATCATATGAGAGGTTCGCATGTTATTGCTCAGATTGCTGACTCTGTTATTGCATTACAAAGAAATCAACAAGCTGAAGATGAGGTAGAAGCTAGAACTACCACGCTGAAGGTGCTCAAGAATCGTTACACTGGTGAAACAGGTATATCTGGTCAGCTTCTTTATGAACCTGTAACAGGACGACTTAATGAAATAGACAATAGTGATATTGAGCTATCAGGAGAGGAGTCTTTACTATGACTAAGTTTGTATTTGATGTTGAGACTGATGGTGTTAAGTACACTAGAATCTGGTGTATTGTAGTTCAAAACGTAGATACTAAAGAGCTATTCAGCTTTGGGCCTAATGAATTACCTGATGCTGTTAAGCTACTTAATACTGCTGATACTTTGATAGGCCATAACATCCTTACCTTTGATATCCCCTGTGTCAGAAAGATCATGGATGAACCTGACTTTGCAAAAGATAAGAAGATACTAGATACCTTAGTTCTTTCTCGTTTGTTTAATCCTGATCGTAAGACAGGTCATAAGTTAGCTGATTGGGGAAGGGTCTTACATTATCCTAAGATAGAGTTTAGTGATTATTATCGCTACTCAGCACAGATGATGAAGTATTGTATTCAAGATGTGAAGTTGAATACTAGGGTGTTCCATGAGTTACGTCTTGAATCTAGGGGCTATAGTAAAAGAGCTATAGATCTTGAACATAGTGTTGCTGAGATACTAGGTGCTCAAGAAAGACAGGGCTTCTTACTGGACTTTGAGAAAGCTTCTAAGATTCAGGCTGAGTTACAGCGTGACATGATTGTTACTGAGAAAAGTATCAAGGAAACATTCAAGCCTAAGATCATCACCACTAAACTGTATCCTAAGTTTAAGAAGGATGGCAGCATTGCCAGGAATGCAGTCACAGAACATGGTGAAGGTACTAGGCTGACTACAGATGAACTAGTAGAGATGAAGAAAACTACTTCAGATTACATTACTAGAACTAAAGTAAAAGAAGTCTTAGTTTCATCTAGGGTACAGCTCATTGAATACTTACAGGACTT